GATGACCCCGAGCCAGCACAGATGGCAACTCAGCGTACCTTTTTGCACGCTCTGCATCACACATACCCGTTTCCTGAATTACAGAAGAAGTACGATGCCTACATCACATCTCACGAGCCCGAGTTGGAGTCTCGGAAATCGTATATGAAATGGATGCACGGGTTATTGTCGGCAATCTCAAAAAAGAAGATTCAGTCCTACAAGGGCTGGGCACACCATCTTGCGTATTTCAAGAGCGGTTGCTCTAAAAAGACGTATCATGGAAAAACATGTCGCAAAACAGCGGGAGGTCGTACAAAGGATCGTGATCATCGTCGCACATTTCGAATTTCTCATCGTCGTCTTCTTCTCCTTGGCAATCCCGAAGGCAGAAGTCGGTTCAAGCTTAACGATTTTCTGAAACTGTAATAATGGCATTACTCCTTCCGCGTACCGAAGAGGCGCTTCGGCGAATCGCCGAAGCAGGCTCTGTTCTAAATCTTCGTGACCTAAGACTGCGTGAATTGCCCCCTCTCCCACCCACACTTACGCACCTCGATTGCGGGGAGAACGAACTGACCGAATTGCCCGATCTCCCACCCACACTTACGGAACTCAATTGCGGGGAGAACGAACTGACCGAATTACCCGATCTCCCACCCACACTTACGCACCTCGATTGTAGTTACAACCAACTGACCGAATTACCCGATCTCCCACCCACACTTACGGACCTCGATTTTGGTTACAACCCATTTACCGACGTTCCCGATCTCCCACCCACACTTACGGAACTCGGATGCGAGGAAAACCAACTGACCCAATTACCCGATCTCCCACCCACACTTAAGATACTCAATTGTAGTGGCAACGAACTGAGCTGGTTGCCCGCTCTCCCACCCACACTTACGGAACTCACTTTTAATGATAACGAACTGACCGAAATGCCCGCTCTCCCACCCACACTTACGAAACTCACTTTTAATGGCAACCAACTGACCGAATTGCCCGCTCTCCCACCCACACTTACGGAACTCTGGTGTATCGGCAACCAACTGACCGAATTGCCCGCTCTCCCACCCACACTTACGGAACTCAGTTGTATCGGCAACCAACTGACCGAATTGCCCGCTCTCCCACCCACACTTACGAGACTCTTATGCAATGAAAACCAACTGACCGAATTGCCCGCTCTCCCACCCACACTTACGAGTTTGTATTGCGGTGACAACCAGCTGACGGTATTGCCCGCTCTTCCACCTACACTTACGCATTTGGATTGCGATGACAACCAACTGACCGAATTGCCCGCTCTCCCACCCACACTTACGAGACTCTTATGCAATGGCAACCAACTGACCGAATTGCCCCCTCTCCCAGCCACACTTACGGAACTCGAATGTGGTAATAATCCTATCACCTCGGTTGTATTTCCGTTTCCCGCGGGACTTTTGAATAAATCTGCTGAAGTTGTATTTCGGGGGTGTCCCCTAGACCCACCTACACAAGCCTATGAAACTCTTGGTGACTATCAGGTCAGGAATCAGGTCCAGGAACTGTGGAAAGGATATTCTGCGTCCGATGTAATTCTTTTTAACAGCTTCTTTGCGCCGGGAAAGAAAAATGACGTTAGTTTTTGTCCAGTGTGTCTTAGATATGTAGAGCGTCAAGATGGATGCATGTATATGAAGCATGCCTGTAGTCCGCCACACCATATGAATCTTTACAACATGTATAAAAATCAACAGGGTATGATCGGATGGTGCAGTATTTGTGGACGTGTCTGTCTTGGACACAGACACTATAAGGCAAATCTTCCTACGGACGCCCAAGAACTTGTCCCGCTAATGCCCGGGGCCGACCCGTTTGCTGACGACTGTAAGCCCTCGGGTGGTGGTGGATTCGAAGAGAAGCATCGTAGAATTGAGAGATTGTTAAACTATGCATGCCAGTTACAGGGAGAGGTTGGAAAAATAAAAAGCCAAGACGCCCTCACCGAGTTGATTGAAGAAACATGGAAGGCGGGTGTTATACGCGACAGAGGTACATTAAAGAGATTTGAAGAGAAGAAGTTTGCGTTTCCGTGTGTGTTCCCCCCAGAAGCAAGACCAGGCGCCGAGGTTGTAAATCCGCCAGTACCGCGCCCTGCTGGAGAAGCTGCGCCCGTTTCGCACCCATCGCCTCCGGCCGAGTGTATGTCCGAACTGGCGCCCACTGCAAACGGGCAACCGGTGTTCCAATTTATCCATACCCAACCGGATGGAACTGTTCGTCCACACCCCGAAAACGAGTGGATTTGCGGTGAGCATATAGAAAAGACACTAAAAGGCGACTTATTCACAGGGCTTTGTTTTATTAATCCCGACGCGTGTAAAGCCAGACTCTATCCAGAAGAACTTCAAGGAAAAGTGTCTGCTGAATATCTCGCAGTTTATACGGGGTTATTCAACGAGAAGTTCAAGGCACCTGGTACAGGAGGTCGTCGTCGCAGAAGGACTCGTCGCGTGCAGAGAAAGTACAGAGGAGGTGCCGGACCTTCCATCATGAATAAGATTAATCCAAGTGAGATACAGTGCGTGCTACCGACAAAAAGCGGACGCCGGAAGACCCGTCGCGGTAAGAAGTCTCGCAGACGTATTAGATGTAGCACAGAGAAAATTCACTGATGCTAAAAGTCTTGACCAGAATGTTGGAAAAAATGCGGACGCAACTCTATTATTATTAGAGGTTTTTGACTTTTTATATAAAAAATACGAACCGCCGCGCGGTGGCCCGCCGGTCCACAGTTCGTCGTAAGAAGAAGATGACTCGTAAGCGGCGGTCTACTTCGTCTTAGGTTTGGGTTGATTTACAGTAGCAAGTCGAGTGTGGCGTGCAGAGTAGACATCTGCCTTCTTCTCCTTGGCAGTCTTCTTTAGTTCACGGCGAGTCTTTGGTGGATCCATGGAGTACGTTACTTTCACTCAAAGATTTCCATTTTAGTATCCGTAGTTTCCACCGCGGCGCGTCTTGCGGCTCTTGCGTCCACGACGGGAACGACGGCGACCGCCGAGCGATGCCGCATCGCGGATCGGGGCGTTCGGGCTCGCACTATTGGCACCCGACGCCGAGAGATCGCCACTCGAACCAAAGTCCGAGTACGGCTGGACCTCACCGCCACCCTTCACAGGGGTGTAGGTCTTCTTCGCCAGCTTGAGGACCTGACCGAACTTCATTCCCTTGTGCTTCTTCATCGTAGACTTAACGTGAGCGAGCCACTTGTTTGCCATTTTGTTTAGTTAACAAGAAGTTATTGCAGACCCACTGGTTTTTCAACGAAGCCCGGGGCGGCACGAGGGCTGTCAAAAAGGAGCCATTGGCATCCATACGCAAAGGCAATCTGTGGATCAAGGGTTGCCTTTCCAAACGTGGGGTCGGGGGCAACGAGAGTGATGGCATTGCGATTGTAGGCGACCAGCTCTGTCTGATCACGAGGATGCATTGCTTGGGCGTACAAGACACGGCGTACCTTTGAATCATTCCACGATAGGTTCACCAGCGGACCAAGCTCAGAACCCTGAACGTTATCCGATACCACGATGAGGCGATTCTTCACATCATCCAGAGGCGTATCTACATCAACACCTCGTACAAGATGACGACGAACGGTTGTCTTGAGACAATCCGCTGCGAGGTTCAGGGTGACATTGTTGCTTGTGTGGGGCACAATGGAGAGGATGAACGGATCATCAGTTGACTGCCATGCTTGAAGTAGATCTACACAAACAGAGTCAAACGTCCAATACTCATATGCATAGTCGTATCCAAGATTCAACGGCTTCTTGGCTACAACTGGCTTCCCATTCTCGTCGGCATAGAGATGAACCTCAAGGAGACGGCGACCCGACTCGACGACACTCTTTGTATCTTCGAAGACACTGCCAGTCACGTAGTAATCACAAAGGCGCTTGCGGGGTCCGGCTTCAGTAAAGTCCTCTTGCTCTGTTGCCTCTCGCCAGACTGTATATCCCAAGATTCCAACAAGTACGGCTCCGACTGCAAACTCCATTATTAAGTGTCGCCTTCTATTTTTGGCACTCTGAACAACATCTGGCGAAATCCATTGACAGCATCGTCGGGAAGACGCTCTTGCATAGGGATCTCCATCAGGCAAGAACGGTGGAAATACAGGCAATACATTCCACACTCCGAGTCTTTGAACTGATGGCGGGTTGAATTGAATGTCATCTTCATGGGCTTGGAGTGTTTGCCTGTTGCATCCCATTGGGACTTCCATTTCTTCATCAAGGTCTTGATCTCCTTTTCGGGCTGGTGTGCATAGGAGTCAAAATATGTGACGCGCGGATACTCCAGATCCTTGCGCACATCACAAAACAATGCAATCCAGTGTTCACCCGGTCCATCATGGGGATCTGTATTGAAGACAATGCCAATCTGCTCGTGTCCCTTGGTGGCTAACTCAGGAAGCTTCATTGCACAGAGAGTACTCACAATGCATTCTTGGGTCTCACTTTTCAAATCAAAGTCGATGGGAATACATCCAAGAAAGAAGTAGTGAGGAAAAAGCTTCACGTATTCCTTCTCTACGTGATCAATGTCATCTGATGACAGCCACTCATACCGATTAACTGCCCACTGTTTTGATGCAGCGGGCTTCTTCATCAAGGATGACACAATGCACTCTGCAGACCCGGTTGAGCATTTATCATGGAGACGATGCTGAATGGCTGTCCACATTTCTTCGGGTGTTCCTTTGGGAATTGGAGTTTCGTGTTTCTCTTTCTTGTTAATCACTTCACGAAGACGTTCGACTTCTTCTTCGTCTACCCAAGACATCCTTGTTCTAAAACGGATACTATTAAGTCAGAAGGAGAACAAGATACAAATGGATGCCCTCAAGCCCGTTCTCACTGCCTATGCTGATGTTACTCGCCGACTTAATGATGTTAATGCAAATGCGTCCGAGCTCCGTGATCAACGCCGTACGATTGAGCTAGATCTCACAGCCTTGTACGCAAGCTCTCGTGAAGCACTTCCCGACAAGATTAATCTGGCGAGCTCCGGGATGGTCTTTGCAGTTAAGCGCCCAAACCAATGGAAGAAGGGTTGGGCGCTCTCCAAGAAGGAACTGAAGCAGTATCTGGACGAGCTCCTCCCCGAGCACGGAGAGGATCTAATGAATGAGATTGTTAGGCGCCAAGAGGCTAAGATGGTGGAGACGGATTACGGATTTGAGCTAAAGGTGGTGAAGCGTGACTGAGAGACTCTTCAATCTCTCGCAGGGTGTTCTGAATATCTGCTAAATGACGTTTTGCTTGATCCAAGTTTTCACGTGGGAGAAACCCACCCCGGATACGAGTAAGATTACACACAAGGGATCCATTGGTGCTCAGCAGACGGGTAGCCAGGGTGAAGATCGGCTTCACCATCAACGTGATATGACATTCATACACATATTATTTTTAAATGCTTACTGCTTGGCGGCTACCTTCTGCGCCCGCTTGGCCTCAACAATGCGCTTCCGAGTCATGCTCACTGCCTTGTTGGCCCGTTCAAGCATCTTCTTGGCACGTGTCACCCGCCGAGTCGCGCTAAGCATTCGCTTCTGTTCAGCCTTTACGCGATCGTGTGTCATTTGTTATTAAGCGCGTATTATATACTGTCGTCCACTCGCTCGACAAAGTACTTCAGCAACTTATCCGACATATCGCGGACACTGAACTCCCACACCCCATTCCAATTGGGATGGATAATCTTGCGAACATCCTTGATGCCGTCAAGGACGACGTGCCGGTCGACATACTTGCGGTTCATGTGAGTTCCGTGATAGAGGTGATAGACTGCACCCGATGTACATGTGATCTGGGGTTTCGGGAGCTTATCAAACTCTTGGTAGGCAGGGATCAGCGCGGGCTTGAGATAGGTGGTTGGGAACTTGATACCGAGCCATGCCGCCGCCGACAATGTATCGCCACTTCCTGTGATTCCATATTCAAAGAAGCCCGCCTTTCGGAACCATCCTCGAGTGAATGCCCATGCAAATCCCGGGTGGAGCTTATGATCGAACGTCTTCTTTTTGTCCATATAGATTACAGATTCACGCACTTGTGTGACACTTGTATACGTCAGATCCATCCAGACAGCAGTGGTGAAGGGCTGAACAACATCATGCTCAGACAACGCACTAGACACCTCGGAGTACCAATTCGGGTTTCCAAAGATAATATCGGCATCCATAAACATTACCTTCGAATAGTACCACGGGATCTTTGCCTCCAACAATGTACATAACCGCTCCTTGTGGAACATATGTGACTTTCCCCAGACGTGGAAAGCATCCTTGATTTCCGGTTCACTCTTATGGAAGACCAGTTCCAAAGTATAGTAAGGGATCTTTGCAAGCTTCAATTTTTCGATTGTGTACAGATAGTTCATCAGCATACGCTTGGATTTTGCAGGATTGAAAAAGACAAATCCGATTGCCATATCTCGTTTCCAAGGAGTGGCATACCGTACACTTGCTACATCAATAAATCCCCCTGGATGAACTTTTGGTGGAGCATCCGGCAGAGCCGTATACATCATCGACTGCGCGGCTCCCATTGTGTAGGAAAACGGATAAAAGATTCATCAGCAAACCACAAGGTAATGTCTGATACATATTCGCCGTACAATCCACGGAACCAGTCCTTTACCGAACGTGATATCCACCGCATTCTTCATCGCCATGGATTGTCGCACTATCGAGTTGTCAACCACAAGGTTTTCCAGACGGCAATGGTCCATACAACCTATGTGAAGCGAGCTGAATACACTACTCCCGATGGACGTCCGGCGTCTCTTGCTCCGTGTCCATCTGGTGTGATGCCTCTCCAGGATGAAAGTTATGAATGTTTAGAGTTTGAAGGAGACTCTGTATTGGGCGTCTGTGTGGCTACCTATCTGCGAAGGAAGTACCCTGATAAGAAGCAGGGCTTTCTCACAGATGCCCGCAAGGAGCTGGTGAACAACGAGCGTATTGGTGCTCTCTGTCAAAAAGTAGGTCTGGACACCTTCTACGTCATTTCTCGTCACAATGAAGAGTCTGTTGCCATCAATGGGCGAAAGAACATCCAGAAGCTGGGTGATATATTTGAGGCATTCATTGGCGCACTGTGGACAGATTGTGGAAACCGATTTAACATTGTGTATACATTTGTCACGAACGTACTGGAAGCCTATCTAGACATTCAGGATGTTGTGACCACAATTACAAACTACAAGGATATCTTTCAGAAGTACTGTCAGCGCGAGTACGGTTGCACTCCAACCTATACAATGCTAGATCCTTACGACAATGGACGGATTCGGGTATGTATTGTGCTCAAGGGCAACAACGTAGAGTTTGGTGAAGGAAGCACTCGAAAGAAAGCCGAACAGTTGGCAGCTAAGAAAGCCTTGGAAAAGTTCAATGCTTTGCCTTCTGCGTAATCACTCGTCCCTTCTTACCACATGTGAACTTCTTAAGAGTTCGCCCCTTCTTCTGTAAAACAGACTTCACACAGATAGCAATAGGACCTTTTTCATTCTTGACCGTCTTGCGAACCTTCTTGATACAGCTACAGAAGCGGTTCGTCAAGCCCCTCATTGTGTCAAAGGCAGAAGAATATATCCTCGCAAAGAATAAACTAAATGGGCGGTGGTCTTCTTCAGCTCGTTGCATATGGTGCTCAGGATGCCTACATTACTGGAAATCCCCACATCACCTTCTGGAAGGTACTGTACAAGCGTCATACGAACTTCGCCATGGAGGCATTCCGCGTGAACTTCACTGGCAAGCCCCAGTATGGCCAGCGCGTCGTCGCCGTGATCAACCGCAACGCCGATCTGATGTACAAGACGTACCTTGAGGTGACGCTTCCGGACACAACTGCAGCCACGGGTGGACTCACCACGGACGTTCTCTGGACTGGCGATGGTCAACGTCGCCTGGGGTATGCACTTCTCAAGAAAATTGAGGTGGAGATCGGCGGACAGATCATCGACACCCACTATGGAGAGTGGCTCTACCTGTGGGAGAATCTGACCTCGTCGTATGACAACTCTTGCAAGCTCGATGCGATGGTGGGAGGCACACTTGGAGGCACATCGACCACTCTAACATCGTGCGGAGGTCGTCCGGGCGTTCTGTATATTCCCCTCCAGTTCTGGTTCTGTCGCAACCCGGGTCTGGCCCTGCCCCTAATTGCCCTTCAGTACCACGAGGTGCGCCTGAACATCACGTTGGCCCCTTCAACTGACCTGGTGAGCAGGGGTGCGTATACGTCTGTGTCGGCGGCGGCGGCTGCCCTTCCCCAGCTCAAGGATATGGCGCTCTACATTGACTACATCTACCTGGATGTGGATGAGCGTCGCCGGTTTGCCCAGCAGTCCCACGAGTACCTGATTGACCAGCTCCAGTTTGGTCTCCAGCAGACACTGACAACGGCTTCTGCCCGCATTGACCTGACCCTGAACCACCCGGTGAAGGAGCTGGTGTGGGTCTTCCAGGATGCCGAAAAGACGGACTGTGGATCTGCTACGACGCTCGCTACGGGATACACACAGCCGTTCGTCTACGACGACATCGTGAACCGCGCCCGCCTGCAGATCAACGGACAGGACCGGTTCGATGAGCGCTACGGCGATTATTTCTGGAAGGTCCAGCCCTACCAGCACCACTCGGGCGGTGCCTTCTGGCCGACTCGCCAGCTGGCCAACGCAGTCACTGTGGCTGGAACAGTTCCTGCTCTCTCGGCTTCGTTTACAATGATCACGGCGGGCGCCGGAACTACGAAGCAATATTCTGGGCTCACTGGAATCCTTCTTCCCGGAATGGTAGTTCTTGGTGCCAATGCTACGGGATATGGCGTTATTATCACGTCTAACCTGCCTACGAGTGCAACGGCGGGAACATTTACATGCACGAGCTTTACGTCGACGGCTACTGTATACACCGCTAGCTTTGCGCTGGAGGGGTCGACGCAACCCGGAGTATCAGGCTCAGTCACCTCCACGGGTTCTACCACGACGACCTACCAGGTTGCTAACCCGATCAACGTGTACTCGTTTGCCCTCCAGCCCGAGGAGCACCAGCCGTCGGGAACTTGTAACTTCTCTCGCATCGACACGACCACGCTCGTGTTTGATAGCTTCAAGACAGGTACCTACCCGACCAAGAGCCGTCCGTTCAACTTCCGTATGTATGCCGTGAACTACAACATCTTCCGCGTAATGAGTGGTATGGGTGGTCTGGCGTACTCCAACTAACGATTTTATTGCGGAATAGCAAATGCCCTCATTTAAGTTTACGTTCCCTGCGACAAGCCCAAGTGGAAGACCTGCACCTACCAAGGAGAAACTAGCACCCGACGAGAGATTTTTGCGTGGAGCCCTCGGTGCAACTACACTGTCTCTTAGTTTTACCGATAATGGCGACGATACGGGCGTATTCACAGTTGAGGGAACTACAGATGACCTCGGAAGTCTAGAAGAGAAAGCAGATGCAGCAATTGATGATCTTCCTCCGATGGCTGGATGGGTTGCGAGTGGTCCGATGGAGGCATTTGGTGTGCCCGGTGACCCCGAAGCGCAAGACGAGGATCCCAAGGGCGGGCGCCGTCGTCGTCGTCGTTCATCGTCCAAGCGCGTCCGGAAGGTCACCCGTCGGCACCGTCACCGGAAGGGTTCTCGCAAGCTCCGTTCTAAGTTTCTCTAAATACAGAATCGCATCCGAGCATGCACAATCCATTCAAGCACTGAAAGATCCTTACGATCAAGGTTCGTTCCGTACTTTGCCTGCCCAAACTCCGACCGTTGCTTGAACTTCTCAATCACGGCGGTTACAATGCTGTCCATTTTTATAAGTAGAGTGTCAATGCTGAAAATAGCAGTTGTTCTTTTTATCATTGCGATTGTCTTGATGATCCTTTCCAACCCAGTTACGTATTTCAGAAAGGAGTCTCCTACTACACGTTTGTATTCGGAAGGCACCCGTGAAGTCCTAAAGTCTGTTGGAGCATTATCGGAGCCGGTTGACCCTTCCCAGGGCATTTTACGTGGTCTCGACCAAGGATATGTCCCATTTCGTGTGAGATGACATACTGACGATAGCCGTCTAGATCTTGACCCGACCGCTTTGTCCCGTGTCTCCACCGGTGTTCATTGATCCGCATTTCCCGACCACCCATCTCAGCACAAGACAGTGTATGATCGCACCCTGCTGCTTTCAGACCCTTGATGGATGTCAGGTGGATATGAACGTGAGCGTCATTCTTTACCATGACAAAGTGATATCCCTTTGACTCCCAACCATTCGGATCCGCAAGACAAATGGCTACGTCTCTTGCAAAGTCGGATAGTGGAAAGTCCACGTCGGGATCCACGACCACCAAGTATGTGATCCTCTTCATTAAAAATGGGTATGATTTTATTAACAACACACAAAGGTATGCCCCGTTGTGTTCACTGTAAGAAGAAGACCCACTTGGAGTTCACGTGCAAGTGTTCAAATGAAAAAGTGTTTTGTGCTTCGTGTAGAACAACCGAGGTCCATGGCTGTACGATTGTCTACAAGCCAGTTGAGTTAGTGAAGATTGTCCCTACAAAGCTAGAGAAGATCTAGTATCCGAGAGACGGTGTATTTGAGTATTCAATATTCTCAGTCCAGTTATAGACTGGAGCGTCATCAGAGACCACAACCTTCAGGAGGAAGCTATCAACGATGTTTTTCACCGTATTCTCCGACATCTTGAAGACATTCAACACAGACCCAACAATTCCCCCATCACGCCAGACGACCTCCAGCAGTAGTGTTCCTCCCGTCCTCGTTAGAAAGTTCACGTACCAGATCGGCTGATTATATGCCTGGAGCACAGTTCCAGACAACACATTCGTCCCCCCTGCGTTATCCATCGTGCTGTCGAGTGCGTTCTTGAGATTAGAAATCATTTTGTCCCTACTGTTTATTGATTGCTAAAATCAAATCCATTTTGAATATAAATGTACTTTCTCTTTGAGGCTGTTCTTGTTGGACTCTTTTTGCTTCCAGTGTTTTGGGTTGCCGAAAAGGCGGGGTTCTCCAAATGGATGACCGTTTTTATCGCCGGAGCCCTGTTCCACCTTACTGCTGAGCTGAGTGGTATCAATCGTGCTTACGTGCTGACAAAGGGTTAAGTGAAATTAACTATATTGTAGAGAACAATGGCAGATGACAGACCTGTACTTGATGCTCCTGTGCTCAGGGAGTTTTCGGGTTCCGATGAAAAACGCGCGATAGAGATGTTGATGGACCTCGGCGGATTCGACGATGAATATGACTTCACAGCAGATGACGAAAAGGAGGACAACTTGATTCTCAGTTTGGGAGGATCAAAAAGAGGTGCAGTAGGGGAGAACAGCGTGATTGATCTTGTTAAAACGATTAAACAGCCCTGGAGAGTTTTTGGTGGTACATATAACCCAGTTCCAGTTCTCATTATAAGTGGAGAGGAGATGGATGAGCGTACCATTGCCAGCGAACTATCAAAAGAAGGTGACAATTATGCGCCTGTTTTCCTACGAGTGGCTATTCCGATGATATCGGCAAACTTGATCCCGATTGTGTCACCTCGGGACAGATCGCTCCAGATAGCGCGTGCTGAAAAGATCGCTGAGACTACCGTTAACGGTCTTGCAAAGTTTGGCGAAGAGCAGATCACAAGACCTGGGTTTATGCGAATACTTGCAAATGGCTTCACGACATACCGCCGAATCTTTGTCCACAATGATTTATGGCTAGACGGACAGCCCTACGTATGCGACAATCTATTTCTTGAACGAACACCGTGTATCCTCGCTGCTCTAAAAAAAGCCGTGGACAATGGGACGCATGTTTACTTTGTAGAAGTGAGATCTCTCGGCGGACATAGATGTAAAAAGTTCCCGTATGTCCGTACTGGACGACTCCCTAATTACATCGACTATGCAGAATGGACGAACACTAATGATATTAAACTTGATGATCCATTTGCATCTTTAGGAGCAGGAAAGCGGAAGACTCGGCGTCGGAGGCGATCTCATGTCTTGACCAAGGCACGAACAAAGTATTCATTCAGAACATCATAACTCGCCACCCGGTGCCCCGCAAAGAATCCAATGAACCGATCGAGATACGCGGTGTGTCCCATACAATACCAAAAGACCTTGACGACCATCTCCATCGAAACATCTTCGGGTGTCTCTCCCGGCCAGTTGCGCTCTGGATAGCATCTGCTAAACAACACTCGTGATGGACAGTCATATGGAGTGCACATATCAAATGCTTCTCTCAACACGCCCACTGTAATCATTCTCTTCGGCACCTGCTCAAGGGTAATCTGATAGATATCCATTGTACACCTGATGTCTTAATTGGTAGCAAAATGGAATCTGTTTTGTCAGGTTAATCAAATAATGTCAAAGATGCCACCGAAAGAAAACCCAGTTGAGCCAAGTGAGCAAGCAGTGAGGGACTACTATTATGCAGAGCTTAGCCACGCAAGAAAGATTCGCGAACTGAACATCGATCATGGGTACAAAACAAGATGGGATGGACTACCCGAACACGTGAGTGAGAATATGATCAAGTACTTCATTCGTGCCAACCTGAATGATGCCACGTGCTCATGGGTCTGCAAGGGGGACCTCACATCATCCGTACTGGGCACAATTGAATGCAAGTCATTCACAAGCGATGGACCTACTTCGTTTGGACCAAAGCAAAAATGGGACAACATCTTCTTCCTAGATGCGCGCGGGTGGCTTGATAATAAGATTGTAATCTGGCATATTCCTCTTCCCAATACTGATCCGGTGTGGACTAGCATTAGGGTCAATAAGAAGCAGTCCAAGGCCGACCAGAGTGACGAAAGCCGTCGCCCTCGTATCAACTGGGAGAGTTTGAAGCCTCAGTTGGGTGATCACTGCAAGATGGTCTACGAAGGAACCTTTGAGGGAATCTTCACAGCAGTGGCACCAGTTGCCGAGCCACTAACATAACCACGGGTACAGAGACAGCATTGCCTGCCAACTTATAGAGATTCGTGTCTGAGAGTTTAGGCAATACATAGTCCATAGGAAAGCCCTGAAACGAGAAGCACTCGCGAGGAGTCAACTTCCGAATACCTTTTTCATCTACGATCAGTGGAACATTATGCCCACCTCCGCCCATATTCGCTGTCAAGGTTGGACACTCATTGCTTTTGTTCTCGCGAACGTAGACTCGACGGTACTGATAGACCGTGTCCTTCTTTTTCACAGCTTCACTGACAAGTCCCCACGTCGAGGACTTCTCTGTGTAGTAATACTTCTCATCCACATCATCTTGCAAGAGAGACGAGATTGTTGCCTTTGGGATTTCAGGAAAGTCCAAGGTGAAGTTGTCAAATGCCTCCTTCGACTTGAGACAGACAATGTAGATCCTCTCACGATGCTGAGGAACACCGGTAATGTCTGCTGTGTTAAGAACCTTGTACTTCACGTGATATCCTCGGCTCTCAAGATTTGAAACAATGGTTGCGAAGGTCTTCTTATCATCATGCGTAACCAAGTTCTTCACATTCTCAAGGACCACGCACCGTGGATTGTGGTAATCAAGGATCTCCAGAATCTTCCAGAAGACATTTGATCGCTTGTCCTCAAATCCCTCTTGCCTACCCGCGATACTGAACGGCTGACAAGGGAACCCACCCGTCAGAATGTCATGAGCCGGAATATCAGCTACATTAATGTCATTCAGATCCCCAAGCGTGAGTGAATGATCAAAGTTCGCATCATATACCGTCTTTGACCATGGCACCATATCGTTCGCAAATACACAGTCTACCTTGCCAGTGGATGTGAATGCGCGAGTGAAGGCACCCGTTCCTGCAAAGAGATCGATCATCTTGAGCTTCTCAACAAGAACATTGCGGATTTGCTTCTTCATATTGTTGTGTCTGCAGTTGGAGTATCAATTTCTGTTTTGAACG